GAAACGAAAATAAACCAATCTGTGCAATTGTTTTCTTTTTTCATTCTTCATCTCTAAATCAAAAAATTCTAAAATTATTATGGTATCTACTCCATATGGTTTAAATCATTTTTATAAATTTTGGGAAGATGCTAATAAAATGATTTAAACCATATGGAGTAGATACCATAATAATTTTAGAATTTTTTGATTTAGAGATTGTCGGATAAACTGAATTATAAAATGATTGAAAAATATTTGTAGGGACAAATGCAATTTCATCTAGAAAAAGAGTATTTATTGCAAATCCACGAATTGCGGTAGAGCTTGTTGAACTTGCTATACATTTTGAACCATTATCAAAAGAAAGTCCTGTTTTGCTCCAATCAGTAACTCCTGGTTTCAAATACATTGGAAGATATTCATATGCTGTTCTAATGCGTGAAAATATTTCAATAGATGTTTTTTCTTTATTTGCAAGTATAGCAACTGCCTTGTCATTATGAAAGATCATATACCATAAAAGAAATAGACCCGAAATAGTACTTTTACCGGATTGTCGAGATGAAAGAACAATATTATGTTGTTTATTTACAAATTGTAATAGTAAATCTTTTTGATATTGATATAATTTTATTTTAGATAGTCCTGAGTCTGGATCTACAATATAATAATATGTTTGTGCAAAATATATTATATCTTGTTGGCATTTAATATATTCTGCAATATGTTCTTTAGTAAGTTCAACTATTGCATTTGGTTTACGAACAAGTCTTGAACCTTTATAATCAAGCGGTTGTCCTTTTTTATCAAATAATATATCTAAACAGGGATAAGTTATTTCCATTTACATTATTGGTTTTATCCTCTTGCCAATGAAATTGAACAAGGGATTTTTCTTTTTTACTTTAGATAAATATTTTTCAATAACATCTGATTGTGAATGATAGAAATCCAAATCGTAACTTGCTGATACAAAAAAGTCTTTGGTGTTACCATGTCGTTGGACACCCAGAAAATTGTTTTTATACTTGTCAAAAAGAGATCTTTCATTAAAAGAAGGGACTTTTATATGGCCTTTATTTATTAGATGGCGTACAATATCACTATGTAACACGTATGATGTATTTACTACATATAAATTACCATTGGGATCAATTATACCTCTTGCTGATTTTATTACTTCTTTGGTTGAAGGATTTATAAATATTTCAATATATATATGATTTTTGCCATGGATCGGATAATAATTATCACCATCAAGGAATTTTTCATTAAGCCAATTAGAGAATGATATAAAATCTTTTTGTTCTTGTCTAGTTAACGCACGATATTCTGCATATGATTTGAACCCTGCTTTTCTTGCAACATCCGCTTGTTTTGAAGAACCAAAACCAGATTTTACTTTTTTTAATAGTTGTCTTTTTTGTATAGGTGACATTACATGAATTTTTGAAAGGTCTTGTTTTACTTTTTTTACTTCATTGCTTTTTTCATAATCTTTTACAGTAATAGAAGATTTATCGTTGCTATTTGTCGATAAATCAATATGCCAATCATCAGTTATATTTATTCCAATTGCCTTGTTTATATCTTTTTTTATTTTTGACCATTCTTTAAATGATTTTGGATAATCCCAAAAAGATATTACTTTATCCTTTGGCCAAACTCTACCTGAATATTGCAAACCAAATCTACCGAGTTCTATCATGTTTTTAGTTGGATATTTTTGATCAGAAATAGTTTCTAAATCATCATGTTTTAAAATTAATAAATCTTCCCATATATCATATTTAATTAATGCGTTTTTATGATTTTCTGCCTGTTTTATATATTTTTTTAAATTATCAACAGTATATGCTTTTTTAGGTAAATATCTTATTAACTGAGAATGTTTTAATCCTGGTTCTTTTAATGCAACCATAATATTACCAAAATAACCAAATGATAATCCACCAATATGCCATGCTTTGAAATTTCCATTTGATAAATTGAATTTATCGGGATCTTCTTTTAAAATTTCTATAAAAGTTTTCATTGCTCTGAAACTACCTTTTCTTCTTTTTTGTCTCTCATTGTCTTAACTAAATTCATCAAATCTCTTGTATCACCTGCTAAAATAATTTGATTGATAGTTTTTGAATTTTTTTCTTTATCCTCATTATCATTATTATTAGCTTCTTTATTATCTTGTTCAAACATCTTATCATCAACTTCTCTAATATTTTTCAATAAATTTTGTATTTGACCCATGAATTCTGTTAATACTTCGATATCTCTTGGTTTGGAAATATGTTTAGCGTCTTCTATTAAATTTATAAATAGTTCTTTTGAATGTTGATATATTTCTATCAATTCCTTTTTATTTTTTTTAAAACTATCTTTTATAACATCAGGAAATTTAACATCCAATGACGGAACCGTTTCCATTCCATTATCTTTAATATTAAGAACATCGGCAATAATATCACATTTACTCATAAAATAATATCCTATTAATATTTATCAAGAACAAATCCAAACCTAACAATATTTGATTTTTCATTAAATTTGTACATTGATTCTGCATAACCATAATAATATTGTACAAATAAAAATAAATTTAATTTCTTTATAAATAATTTTATTTTTAATCCTGTTTCTATTCCAAAAATATCTTTGTTAATAAATTTATTACCACCAGAGATATAATTAATATATATGCTTTCTTGATTAAATATTTTATTACCAAGATATAAATTAAAAGTCAATCTATATTCATACCATCCAATGTAATTATAAATTCCTGGTGTCAATCCAAATGCGTTTATTAAATAAAAATATTTTTGTTTAAATTCAATATCTGCTTTATTAAATGGTATTTTTATATTAAATTTAATATAAAATCTATCGAGACTTCTATCATATGGCCCTCTTTCTCTGCCATTGCTTTTGTGTTCAAATAACCCGAAATGTATATAATCTATTATTAATCCTTCTATAAATTTCAATTCATAAAATATTTCTGGATTATGTGAAATTTCCATAAAAGGAGACGAGTCTCCCCACAAATCCCAAAACATTAATGCAGTATATCCACCATATAATTGATTTATTAATTTATATTTTGCTGATATTTGAAGTTTAGTCATTTTGGGATTAAAAATAATATATGAATGATCATGTATTGAAAGAAATCCTTTATATTTAGGATTCATATCAATTATTTTTTTAGAATAAATAATAGAAAATAATAATAAAAATAAAATAATTTTTTTCATGTTATACCTCTTTGTAAATTAACTTTTTCTTATTGTATTCGTACATATTCATTTTTAATATAAATCCAGTTTCGTCACCATTCTTCATCTCTTTAAAATATATATTCTTGACTGAATGTCTCCATATTTTATATTCAGTTCCATTTTCTTCAAACATAATAATATTTCCTGTTCCTGTATATGGACTATCAGACCATTTGAAAAAAAACCAATTTATAATATCAGCAATCATTGTTTTAAAAATCATCATCAAAACAATGGGTACTAAAATTCCCCACCAATCATCAATAAATTTTAAAATGTCCGCTGTAATATTTGATGTTTGATTCATGTCAAGTTATCAAGTAAAATCTTTATAATATTTTTTTTACTTGTTTTTTCTATTCCATCACTACCTGGAGATGAATTTACTTCTATTAAATAATTTTTATCTCCTTTTTTTACAAAATCAATTCCAATGAAATTTCCACTAATTATTTTAGATATTTTATTTATAAATTCTATTTCTTTTTCATTCAGCGTATATGGTTCTGTTTTACCGCCTATTGATTTATTACTTCTAAAATCATCTTTTGGAACGTTGCGTTTCATTGCAGCAATTATTTTTCCATTAATAACAATAACACGAACATCATAATCGTTCTCAATATATTCTTGTATAAGAAGTTCTGCTTTTAGTTTCCAAAATGCTTGTAACATTGCTTTTAGAGAATCAATACTATCTGCTTTAGTTATACCAATTCCTTGTGCTCCTGTTAATGTTTTGACAATTACAGGAAATTTGCCACCAATGGATTCAATAACATCTGAAATGCTATGTTCATTTGTTATTATGTTTGTTTTTGGCATGTTAATATTATATTTTTTAAGATTAATATATGTAATATATTTATTACCACATAATTTTATTATTTCTGGTTCGTTATATAGTGGTATATTATTTAATTTAATAAACTCACAGAGTCCAGAACCATATGTGGTGTTAAAAATATCACCTCTTATAATAGCAATTGCATTTCGTGTATTTATTTTAATTTTTTTCTCGTTTCCTTCATTATCATAAATTTTCATATTAATAATATCATCTTTATATTCATCTATAAAAAAATTATTAATAAAAATAACATGACATTTTATTTTTTTATTTTTACATTCTTCTTCGATGCGATTTACTGTATAATGTTTACCATCAGAATTTAATTCAAAATTAGGTTCGGTAATTACAATTACAGTATCTATTTTATTTTTATATTCTAAAAAATATTTAAATTTTTTCATTTTTTTATTATATTATTAAAATCCCTTTTGATATCATTATGAGTATATTTTAAAAAATTTTTTAATATATTATCATTTTTTAATGCGTTTATAAAATTTTCTTTGTCTTTGTCTGATTTAAGGTGTATAATGCTTCCATATTTATCTTTTAATTTTTTACCAGTTAAAATATCTTTTAATAAATTAATAAAATCCAGATGATTTTTTCCGGTTTTTTCTATTTCAAGATCGAATGTATTATCTCCATAGGAGATCCATGGCATTTCATTTAAATAGTTTGTAAATTTCATTATAGTTTATCAACAATATCATTCATTATTTTAGGAAAATTTTCTTTATCTATTATATTTATTTTATTATTATTTATTTCAGCAACTTTTTTATTGCTATAATATATAATAATTTTATCTTCTATTTTTTCTATTTTAGAATTTTTTCCAATTGGTTTTATTAAACTTTCTTTAATATATTTTTCAAATTTCATTTTTGTTTCCTTTATGGTAATGTAATTTTATTAATTAATTCATCATCTTCCCATCTATTAATATTTATCTCAATATTTTCTATATTACCAATATTTTGGTTAATATATGGAAATAGACATGCTTTCATTGTAAAATTTAAATCTGCTTTTAATGATCTATCTTCTGTTTCATTTAAGTTAAATTCCATATCATATGCAATACTTTCTAGTATAATAGGAACATCTATGATTACTTCCATATCATCTTCATTTAAAAGTTTTATTGAAGTATTCAAGTGTGGTTTAAAATTAACAGTTATTTGTTCTAATAATTGAAAAAACTCATCAAGATATTTAGACCATAATGAGAGTGTAAAGCCAAAATTAAATGGAGTCATTTGTCTAATCATATTATAATTAGTAGAAGCAGAAACACCATCGCTTGTATATATTTTATTCAATTTGTTTTTTTGTCTTTCTGGATCAAATGATTGTTCAGTGATTACAAAACCAAGGACAGGAAGTGTAACTTTCTTTTTTGCTTTTTCTGGTTGTCTATATCTAAATAGCATTTTACTTTGTGTAGTAAAATATATTGGTACTGTATTTAGATTTCCATCTGAATCCATTGTTTGAATTGAATTAAATAGATCGGAAAAAGCAACAATTAATTTGCGTATTGTAGAATAATAAAAATGTGGATTTATCATTTATCACTCAATCAAAATATATATAGTTTTTACACCCATTTTTTCCTTTAGGTATATACATTGATCCTTTCTTGCACTCTACATCATATTGTAAACAATTTATACACCCGAACTGACTATTTTTAACTGCATCAGGAACTTTTTTTTCTTTCTCTTTTTCTTTTAACCAATTTCTAAATTTCATTTTGCTTTCCTTATTTGAATTTTCTGTTTTATTTTTATAAGTTCTCTTTTTGGTATATTTTTTAATATACTCTTTGCTGATATTGCCTCTGCTTTATCATACTCATCATATTTAATTATTTTATTTTCATTAATATTTTTCATTACCAATCTCCAAAAATTGAATTATCATCATCTGGATCGTCTGATGCAATTTCATCTGCTTCGTTTTCAAAACTTTCATTTGTTTCTGTTTCTGTACCACTTTCTTCATTGATGATATCTACTATATCATCATCATCAATACCAGATTCGTCAAAGTATTCTTCTTTAGAATGTCTATATTTTTTAAGTTTTAATTTGTATGCCATTTGTACACCCAATAAATAAAATGGTTCTTCTCTTTCTACAAACGACACCTCAAATAAAGCATCTGCTAAAGTAAAATAAATTATATCTCCCTCTCCAATTGGATTATCAAGAGAATCAATTGTATTTTTATCAACCCACATTGTAAGTTCGTCTTCAAAATGAAGACCAAACTTATCAAAAATATCCCCTTCTCCTTCATATTTTTCATAATTTTCAAGAAAAAGTTTAATATCAATTGCTTCCTGCAAATATAGATAGAGATGAAGATGATCTACTTTTGGATAAAATCGTAAAGTAGTATTTGCTAAGGCAATTTATATTAACCTTTTTCTTGAAAATTATGAAAAATATGAAGGAGAAGGGGATATTTTTG